GTAGGGAATATTTGCATCATATATTTATCTGCATCCATATTTACATCTTTCCATTTTATAGTATCTACGAATTTACCGTCTTTAGCCATGACATTGAGATTTTCATTCTTTTCATATAAGTCTTTAGCCATATCTATTATAATTTTAGCCGCATCAAGGAATGTTTTCTCATATCTTTTGGCTACTGACATAAACCGTTCAGTCTCCAAATCATTAAAAGTTCTCAAAGCCTTCCCAGAATCCAATCCTGCCGGTTTAACGGATTGAGCAGATAATTGAGAAACACCTGCCATTTCATAAGCCCTAGCTAAGAGATTATCTACGTGGGAGAATAGTTCTGGAGGGATACCTCCTAAAGGGGCGTATTGAGGTGGGGTGCCTGCATATTTAATAACCCCACCAATTCTATTGTTAAGGTGGGAGGATACAATCTTAGAACTTGCTTCTACTAGAAGTTTAGGAACAGATACAAGGTGCATTGAAATTTGTATAGTTCGGAGAGTTTTGTTAATCTCAAGCTGTAAACCCTGCAATTGCTCCGCCAACCCTTGACCAAAAAAACCTACAGGTCTAGGATTCCATCTAAAGAATACAAATGGAAAATAATCTTTATCATATTTTTCTTCAAATAGAGTAGCATCAGTAATACAAATTGTACGTTTTCCATCTTTAGCTTTAGGTCCAGATTTTAAGTGCCAAGACTCTACTACTTTTATCATGTCTTTTAAATTAGAATTATGAGAGTCTTGTCCCGAGCTAGCTACGTATCCTGCATTAGTTATTTCACTTTCATATTTAGGAAACATTTGTACTAGAACATCTTTATGAATATATTTTTCTTGGTGCATTTGTCGAGGTTTAGAGTAATAAGATTCTATATCATCTATTTTTATTTCTTCAATAAAAACTCTTTCTGCGTAAATCTGTCCTTCTTTGATATAAATTTTTATACAACCAGTTCCAAAAATACAAGCATCAGTAAATGCTAGAACTGCCTTTTCGTAAAAATCCATATTATCAAAATTACCCTCAACAAATTTTGTTAATTTCTTAGCTTTTTGTTGTAGACTAAAATCCCCTCCTGAAGTCAGAAAGGTGGCTTTTGGTTTGTTCTTAGTAATTTTAGACACTACGGTATCAACCATAGACTGGATTATATTAAGCGTTACTCTGCCTGTACTACCATAGCTAGATTCTAATTTAGCATAACTAGAAACGTCTAAACCTCCAAAATCATAATTTCCGTAAAGTCTAGCATAGCGTAAATTATCTACTGTTCTATAGCCCTGTCTTTGTTGAAGGGCTGATACAAAGGCAAAAAGTTCTTGATATAAGTCTTTTCGTGGAGCTAACCACCAATGAACTCCATTTATTTCATCAAACATACTCATATTTTACCCTATCCGTTAGAAGACCAAAAAAGCATATCCTTATCTTCTTGTTCTTGTTGTTCTTTTTCAAATTTAGATTCGTCTACTGGTGTTTGTAGCTTGTCTGCGTAACTTTCTGTACCTTCTATAAAACTTAATTCAGATAACTCAAATTGAATATTATCGGATTTAAAAGATTTTACTTTTTTATCCTTACACCATTCTATAAATAATTTTACATCTTCTATATTATTTAACATGCTTACCTCTATTGTTCATCTATTATATAGTCTAGATCTTTCATATCTTCCTCATAGTGTTTCTCCATCTCAAAACCATAGGGATCTTTCTTTTTTTCTTCACATTCTTTAGCTTCTCTCTCCTCTAATTCCTTCATATAGAGATCTGTACCGTATTTTGGACGTTCTACAGGTTTTTCTGAGAGATAGTGTCTACATTCTCTCCATGCGTATAGCACAGCATCACAGATATCAGAGTGATAAGTATCTGAAATCTTAGGTTTCTCAGGATTGCGTAGTTTGGAGTCTTTATCCCACTGGACTAACATACAATCCTCTTGAAATAGAGAGTTATTAAATGCTTTGAACTTCTGTGTCCTAAGATCATCATTCAATAACTCAATAAACTCTACTTTACGAGTCTTATCGGCTGCTTCTATATTAAGCCCATGCCTCATTCGTAGTTCTTCTTGAATTTTCTTACCTAAGGCTCCTGCGTCCATTACCATTCGTATGGGTTTATACTCATCTTTGTACCTATTTATTACTCCTACTAATTGGGTTATATTTTGCTTATTTTTTACATGTTCATCTACTAAATAAACTTTCTTATGGTGAGTATTGTAACCTATGACAGCTATGGCGTCTGAATCATTGTAACCAATATCAATCCCAATAATGTAATGCCATTCTCCGTCCGAGGGTAGAGAAGTGTAAATATTTGTAACACGATTAAATTTAAAAACAAGTGAATCTTTATCCTCAATCCATCTTCCGTATGTTTCTCTAACATAAGATGGGTCTGTTTCATCAATTCCCCGAATAATTCGCTCTTCACGCAAAACTTCCTCCAAATCCAAATTAGGAGGGGAGTGCATATAAGGGTTATCAAAAGCTGTCCAGTGATGAGCCTTCCAGTCTTTAGACTGAGAATATTCGTAGAATACTCCAGCTTTAACAGGTCCAGGTGTTCCGGTGAGAAGTAATCCACCACGTTTATCCCTTAGTGCCGGTATAATAATATCATTTATTAATTCCTTCAAATAGGACCTAAATGATTGGCACTCGTCGATGTAACATTTTCTTAGTTTCCAACCTCTAAATTTCTCTATCTCTGTTCTATCTTTTGCTCCGGCGATATAGATTTTTGACTTGTTAGGGAATGAGATAGTTAGTCTTGTGTTGTCTGTTTTACAATCTATTTCATACCCTTCAATAATCTTAAGTAAATCCGCCCATATGATGGCTCTTGCCTGTTGTTGGGTGATAGTAATATAAAGCAGATTAACTTCAGGCTCCTTTTCAGCCAAATCTATCATATCTGCGGCTATACCTACAGTCTTACCCGCCCTTCGGGAGCATACAGCATTTCTAAACCTAACTCCCTTTCCACGGAAAAACTCTACTTGCCTACTAAAACAAAATTCCTCAAATTTAAATTGAGGTTTTTCAGACTTTGTTTTCCTCTTCTGAATCTCCGCTATCAGGGCTTCCCTGTTTACGGTCTGCAAAGCCTGAGACTTCATTTTTTGACCTCTATGTTTTTTTATAATCTTCATTAGTTTGATCGGATGGCTGTCTAAAAGATTTATCAAACATCTTTCCGTTTTTAAGTACAGCATTCCAATGAGAGTTAAAGGCTACAGATCTTCTTTCCCCATCCCCTTGAAATGGGTAGACACAATGTAATAAGTTGGATGGGAATATAGCCATTTGTCCAGCTTGGGGTATGAAGGATATAGAGCCTTTCTCCATTCCGCCAGGACATGCAGTTTTATAGACAAACTCAATCATCCCATCTCGTTGAGTTTTGTATTCTGGTAATTTTTTAGACTTTAACCTATCTTCAAAAGAAGGGACATTAAGCCATATAACAGCCGAAAGATCACAGTACGTGTGGAAGTGAATAGGGTTATATTCATTCTCATATTGACTTACTGTCCACATATGGTCTAACTGTACTTCAAGTTTATCAATCTCATGTCCACCTCTAGTTAAAGAGTTAAAAACATAATTATAAAGCATGTTTTGAAGATAGTCATAAATACCCTCTTCTTTTAAAACTTCATTAGAAACCCAAGGCTCTTCCTTTACGTTTCCAACTAAGTTATGACCCCAGTCTATACGCTTTTCATCTTCTAATACTTTATCAGTAATTTTAAGCATCTTTTTTAAGACTTCAGACGGAACTTGAAACATACCGATGTCTGGACCAAAAGGTTTTACAAGATTAAAGTCTGTATCTTTACACCATCTCCCCAATTTTTCCTTGTCGGACTCGTTTAGTTTTTGCTCTTTTCTAGCTTTCTTTACGTTTTTTGCGCTCATTCTATCTCCCTATAATTCCTCTTTTGAATTGTTTTTTAGGTATGGTGGGGGTAACTGGTCTCTCTCTTTCTATTCTATCGTTTTCAGCTTGTTCTAATTTAACAGGAGACTTTAAATAAATTGCAGATATGTTAGTAAGAGGGATTAAAATATGATCTCTATTTGATTTGACAGATACTACCTTTAAATCTTCTACAATTTCTATATCTAACGCAATATCAGCATTAATACGCCTAGTAGCAAAAAAAGTTTCATTACCCTTATTAAACATAACTGCCTGATAACACCTTATGGCATCAATTTCATATTTCTTCATTATATCCTCCAATTAATTTTATATTTTACTTTTCTATCCCAAAATGAGAAAGGTTCTATTCTATCTATAATATTGGCTTTTAAGGCTTTCTTAGCTCCCCACCAATTATCTTCTTTAATAAGTGCAAAAAACTTTTTAGGGTCCATTTTTAATCTTTTAGCAATATCATCTAATACAATATTGTCAAAAAAATCTAAAGCTTTAAAAAGTTTTTTATTCTTCTTGGTTCTTTTATTAGGTCTCTTACCTCCTACGGATGTTAGGTGGTGCATATAGGTTGATGTGGGTGCGCCTATGCGTTCGTCGCAGAATTGCAGGATTACGAATCCCATGGAATACGCATTTCTAACATAACACTTTATCTTGTATCCTTTGGATTGGAGAGTTTTCATTTCTCCTATGAATTCTAATCCCAGGTGAACTGATCCACCCGGACTATTTATTCCCATGGTTATTACTTTACTTATTTTATGTGCTAATTCTGCTTTCTTAAAAGTTTTTATTACATCCTCTGCTCCATAATAATCTACTTCCCCAATCGCTATATCATATTTGTTTACTAAGACTTCTTCTTTCTCTACGGATCTAAAGCAAATACCTAAAAAAAAGATTAAGGCTATTGCTGCTAATTTTTTCATGTGTCGTCCTCGGTTGTGATGAGCTTAGTCTCATCTTCATATGTTTCTAATAAAGCCATTATTGATTCTAACTTATCTTTAGTATTGATCTTCAATTGTCTTATATCCCATCTAAAGTGCCCGGAGTCAATAAGCTTTAATCCGTTTCTTTCTCGGTGTGAATTTTTTTTAGCTATGTCATCTACTTTATTAAAAATCTCATCTATTAACTCTACACTAATCTGCATCATATTACACGCTATCTCATGGTTTTTATTTTTAAAAGATTTCATCTATAATTCCATATTCCAAACACTCAGCCGGTGTTAAGTAGAAGTTCTTCTTATATGTTTGTTTGTACCAAAACTCTGCATCCTTATTGCTCAATTCTGACATCCACTGACACCACTGTCTTTCTTGCTTCTCTACTTGGTCTACTTCTTCTTTAGTTTCGGCATGAGAACCTCCAATATAATAACTCATTTGGTGAACCATAAAAACGCAGTACTTAGACATACGCCTTTTGCGCCCTGACGCAAGGAGTAATGTTGCCGCACTCATTACGTGCCCATAACCTTCTGTAACTATTCTACACTTAGAAGACTTAACTCTCCCTACCATAGCAAGGGCATCATAGACAGAGCCCCCTGGAGAGTTTATTCTTACTGTTATAGTTTTTTTACTTGTGCGCTCTAACTCACTTAGAGCAGAATCTATAAATGCAAAACTTGCTTCTCCTATTTCTTCATTAAGTTGCACCACCCTATCAACAAAGTTTATTCCTTGTTCAAATAGGTATTCTAATCTTAATTTTTCTTTATCTTTATCTTTAGCTCGACTCACCTGCAACCTCTTTAGACTCAAACATTAAATAGGGGTGATAAACAAAATTGTACTTAGCAGCTAATTTATCCGCCATGCGAGTATGGTGAGTATATACTCCTGCCCTCTCTTTGTCATGACCGAATGCGTCTAAAAGGGTTTTTCCAATCCCCATATTTCTGAAGGTGTGCTTAACATAAATAAAATGTAACACAAGAACTCCTTCTTCCTCCCCCCCTACCATGTAACCATATAATTGGGAAGGATCGTCTTGACTACAAGCCATAACTACTTTATTATTTTTAACCAAGTTCTCAACAATTTTATGGTGATCAGTAAAGTAAATTGTGTTTGTAATCTTCTCTCCGAAATGAGAGAATCTGTAAGACTTCAACCAAGAGTTGAAAAGGAAGGGATAGTCTTCTTCTACAATGGAACGCAATCGTACTGGAAGATCACTCTTTTCCATCTGGAGACTCCATCATTCTATTTTCTACTTCTTGTAAGTGGGGGTGACTAAGGACTAGAGCTTTAAGTTGGAATTCTAACTCTTCTAGTTTTTCGTTGATTTGTTTTTGTTGCATAAAAGCATGACCTATTTTAGCGTATACTTGATCTGCCTTTTCTTGATAAATTTCATTTGCTTTCATAAATTACTCCTTTACTGATTGTCTATTCTTTATTATTATTATTAACCTCTAACACTCGTTTGGCTAGGTGCAGCAATTCGACATCTGAGAGCGTCGATAAATCTTGGGTGTCTGCAATTTCCCTTTCCTCTCTTTGAATCTTTACCAGGGACTCCAGGTAGCCTTGTACGATACGTGCCTCTTTGGGATCAAGTGTGACTCCACGTACTGCCTTAGATCTGTAATGTGCAAGCTCTGCCCCAATGATCGCTTTGGCATCATGCAGCAAAAGCTCAGTGGCAGGTATGATAGAGCTGTTATCCAGAGTGACTGTGCGTTTCTTCGGGGGCAATAAGATTCGTTTAGGTTCTTTATTCATGATCGTTTGTCCAAAGAAGCGGGGGTTTTATCATTATCCATTATACCGTCTAAGCGGGGGTTTGTCAAGGTTTTTTTACCCCCCCCCTATTGTTAAGATATCTTCACATTCCCTATATTGTTAAGATATCTTCACACTTGCTACATAGATTGCCAAGATTTCTTCACACTATCTAGACAATTGGTTTGGGCGTAAACCAATATTAATAATTTCAAGTACTTAAGCTTAGTATAAACAAAGAATATTGAATAGGGCTTACCCTTTCTACCCTTTTTGTTTAGGGGGTATTCGTAATTGTCACGCAAATATGAAGATATCTTAGTGATTATATAGCCATCACCATGCAATTCTAGGATTTTACGGTCAATTTTGGGTAAAAAGGTAGCATGATTAGCAAGAAATCTTGATATTTCGTAGTAAACATACGTAAATATATTATATTTGTGCCTAATTACGCTTAATGGTTTTTGTAATATGCCCGAATATTCTTTAAATAGGTCTTGACGGCGTTTACCGCTACGTTCAATATCATTAAATCCAGAATCATCTAGGCGTTTATACCACTCTTTTTGTAACTCTTTAAAGGCATGTTTTGTTAATGGCTCTTCTTTGCTTTTCATATTAATTGTTTATAATTTATATTATAAGAAGTCAATTTTTTACTTGACCTAATATCTTTTTTCTGATATTATTACATTAAGACAGAAATTGCAAGGGGGAAACATACAATGGAAAGTCTTTTATGTTTTATGTTAATTGTTTATTCTTTTAAATTGGTAGGCATAGTAATTTCAAAATTGGGTGGATTTTAAATCTTAGGGGGAAAAATGAAAGAAGTTTATATTAAAATGAGTATTAGTCAGGCAATAGAGGTTTCCAGACTTCTTAAAAAATTAGGAAGTGAACTATATAGTGGGGATGACTACGAAAGTCGATCAAC